TCACCAACTCAAACTTAGAGAACTCAGATGTCTGCCTGCCATGATTAGCAACGTAGGTAGGATTAGTCTTGAATCCTTCCATCTCCAGGTGTCCCAAAACAACCTCAGCATCTGTTTCCTTCAGAAGGTTTACTGTTTGTTCTTCATTCTGATCGCAGATCCAAGGAAGATAAACCATCTTACGACCACCGACAGTAACCTCTGAAGGTCCAGTATAAACACGGAGGTTATCATATTCCTGCAACAAACACTCCAGAGAATTGATCTCCAGAGTATTCTTATAAAATGAATCGTGATTACCGACCATCATATCAACGGTAACACCCATGTCCTGCAAAGGATTGAAGATGTTCTTCCGTGCCCAGTCAAGGCTCTAGAAGTCAATGTTACGACGAATATCAAACACATCACCCAGGTGGATGACATGCTTAATTTTTTTCTTCTTTAATGTAGGGAAAAATACATTGTTGTAGAACCTCAGGAAATAATCATGATAATCTTGATTGCCTTTTTTGAATCCATAATGTGTGTCAGTAATCAGGGCAATTTTCATTTTCTAGTTTTCTGCTCAATGTTCTGTTTGATTCCGTTATAGTCAGCGGAAGAGAAGTTCAATTCGTTCTTATCAGCGTAAAGGACTTCATCGTATCCAGAACGTTCAAGAATTTTGCTCTTAATTTCTAGTTGCTTTTTTTCCTTTTGGATTCTTCTCAGGAATGCATAGTAGATAATCTGAGTGAAGTATGCAAATGGATTACCGCGATCAGGATCAAAGTTATCAATGTACTGAACACAGTTCTCAATACCATCACTGATCATGTCCTCACGGAAAGGATAGTTGATGAAGTTAGGGCGGTAGGACAGATGCTGAGCAATCTTCAAGAAGCACTCACCGATATAATTAGGAATCATAGGACGGGGTGCTTCCTCTGTCAAGGCATCCTGCACATTTCTTTTGTACTCAGACAGTGCTGCTAAGAACTCTTTATTATCTACATAATGTTCTGGTTTTTTCTTGGATCTCATTGTCGTTCATCTTCCTTGTATTATTGTACTTATATTATAACACACATTCAGAGCTTGACAAGAGTGGAATCCATGTGTAGAATAACTCTGTAAGGGTTCAAGAGAAGTAATAGCTTTATATATTTAATTATAACATAGTAATAATTGATCGTAGATCAATACGCATCGCAGATGCGTACACTTAATAACTGTTGAATAGATCTTCAAAAAATTCTCTAGCATATTCTACTGATGCTCTGTATCCGTTGTACTTTTTTTTCTCTGCTTCGTTTCGTAATTTTATTTGTTCTTTAGCAGTTTCATTAATTTGAACTACTGCTTTCTTGTAGTGTGTTAGTCCTGGTTCTAACAGTTCATTGACTGTTACTATTTTTGCATCAGTTATAAAGAAAATGTTGTCTGTAGATGATTTAATCCATTTAGATAATCTAAGTCCAGATACTTTAATGTTATCGCCTAATAGATCATGTAAGTCACTCATGTCTTCTAATATGAGAGGATTTTGTATTACAAGACCCTCTTCATGAACTTCAACTAATCCAACAATTTCTTCTCCCGTCATCAATTTGATTGTGGCGAAGAATTTATCGTTCATTTCTTAATGTTTACTGGAATAATTTCATAATTAAATTGCTCTTCGTTATAAACTTTAATTCGTTCTTTGAGGTGATTGAGTGTATAGTTAATATAACTCCCTCTAGAAAAATCATCAGCAATGTCATACAGCACTGCTTGAGCTTTATTATCTCCCTTTCTAAGGACCCTACCAATGGATTGTAGATTCCTGATCCTTGATTTGCTTGGGGAAGCAAAAATAATATTGTGGAGATTCTTAATGTTAATACCTGTGGAAAAGGTTCCATATGATGCGATGATAACACAGTTATCATTTACTTCTGCTAGTCTTCTAATTTCCTCTCGTTCAGATGCTTCCACACCACCGTGAACGAAGAATACTTTTTTAGTATTCCCTATGCTCTTATTTATCAAATCAAAAAGGGGTTCTCCGTGCTTCTCCACATAATTGAATAGCACTAAAGTATTTCCTTTCAGATCACTCACAAGATTTTTGATGAATGTATTGCGCTTACCATGAGTAACAATGTATTCCATCTCATCTTGATAGTTCGCAAACTTGCATGATTCATGCTTGAGTGCTAAAATTTTAATTTTGAGTTGCGTGAGTTGATCACGCTTCATAAGGTCAGCAGTACTAGTAACCCGATCAGATAATCCGAACAGACCTTCAAGAACCAAACGGTGAGTTTTTGTTCCGTCCAGTGTACCTGTGAATCCGATACGATATTTTGCTTCATGGAGTTTCGTCATAATACTTGTCAAAGACTTTGCCTTAAACGTGTGGCACTCGTCTCCGATTACCGCAGTGTAAGAATCAAAATACTTTTTGGGCAGTTTATAGATTGACTGCCAGGTTGTGATGACTACAGGAGCATCAGAGACTTTCGCTTCACCTTGATAGATCTGGTGGCAGTAGTCTTCTGCATTCCAACCATAGTCTTGGAAGTCTTTGAACAACTGTGTCACCAGTGAGATACTAGGGACAATGATCAGTGTTTTAAGTTGTGCAGCAGTAAAGTATCTGACCAAAGAATAGATCATGAAAGATTTGCCAGACCCTGTGGGTGACAGAATAATCTTTCTATAGTTCTTCAGTGCTTTGTATACTGCGTTGTATTGATAGTCTCTGGGTTTAATTTGACTACCTTCAGTGAGATGGTCTAGATATTCTTTTACAGTTGCTGGCAAAATGTAAGGATCTTTTTCCACAACCTTACCGTAGAACTCATTCTCTTCATAAGAATAAGTATAGTCTCGTTCTTCTGCCCACTCAATCAGATAGTGTAACAAACCGATATACAATTCACCATTAGCAGGGGAGAACAATCTGATTTTACCGTCCCAATACTTCTTCTTGTATTGTGGCATGAACTTTGCGTCAGGTACTTCAAAGGTGAAATACTCAGAGAGTTCATATTTAATATGTGGTTCGCAATCAATTAGTAGGTATACTTCGTTCTTCTTTCTAATGATAATGTCAGACATTACTTAATTCCTTCAATAAATGATTTCCATTCAATCGCGTTCTTGATCTGGTATGAACGATTGTTAATCATCCTGATTACACTTTCCAGGTATTCAATGATGATGTCATACATATCAATCTTCATCTGCAGTTCTTTGACTTGAGAGTCAGACTCAATATACATTGGTAGATCTGATTTAAGAACCTTAAGATCAAACGGTTCTTCTTTATAATCTTCTGCAGATCCTCTTCCCGCATAGTATTCAAACTTGCGTCTGTTGAGTTGTTTGAGGTCTAGTACTGCTAGTTTCTTTTTAAATTTGTAGTCGGAAAAGATTTTTAAATATTTTGAATGTAGTGTGGGAATGCTAAGTGCAGCGGTATCAAGTTCAACAGGATCAATTTTTGAATCCTGTTCCCACATCGCCTGAATCTCTTCAAAGGTCATTAACTAATCACAACTCCATCATACCTAATTCTATATATGCTATATTTAAAGGTAGCAGTTGCGGTAAGATACTGAACTCCTGTATCGGTAGCATCAAATACAACTGGTGTTAATGAAGTCGGCCAAGCATGTTCAAACTCAATTTGAACATTGGAGTTGAAGTTACTATTCAAAATTTCTAAAGAAATAAGTCCCTCTTCAGGATCTTTATCACTATCAAATCTTTCTGCAAGACCAGTCTTAGCAATCCATTTATGAATGGAGACATAGTTCTCCATGTCCTCATCAATCAAAAATCTGACGACAAGATCCTCATATTCTGTTTCAGTTCCAGCGATGGGAATATCTCTGAAAGGAGTAGCGACATTAATGTCAGGAATTCTGATCCCAGGAATGTTCGCTGACTGACAAAGATATGATACCTTAGAAAATTTTTCAATCCATAATTTAAAACCTTGTGGTGCCAGGTAGTTAAGATTATCAATCTTATCCTCTAACCAATTTGCCTGGGTCATCGTTAAAAATACTTTTTAAATATTTAGATAAAAAAAGACCCCTCCTGAGAGGGGTCTGTAAGGTCCTGTGTGACGTGGATCACATAAGGTTGGTAACACGGACACGTCTGTAGTAGACGTTGGTGTTGACGTTACCAGCGGCGACTGGATCGGAATCGGAGAGGGCAGTAGCACCCTTAGCGAATGGGTTAAGAACCATGCCGTAGCGGGTCTTAAATCCGATCTTGGGCTGGAAGGTGTCAGGTCCGATTGCGCGTACCATCTGCAGAGGTACATATGGGCAATAGAACAGACCAGCATCATAAGGGGAAGTACCCTTATAACCAGCGATGAAGAACTGAGCAGCGTTGTTACCCTCAGAAGGCAGTGCCGAATAAGGATCAATGTAAACGCGGATGCGACCGTTCAGCGTACCAACGAAGGTGCTGCCAGTGTCATCAACGTTCAGACCTGTGTTGAGAGCAGGGTTGTAGTC